GGTCGGCCGCTGCGGTCTTCCAGCTCGCCGGTCGCGTCGAGCGCGGCCAGCGACGCCGAATAGTGCGTGCCCCGGTCGTTGAAATCGACGAAGCACTCGGTCGTCTCGCCGGTCGTATCCAGCTCGACAAGGTAACCGCTGATGATGGTGGTCGCTTGAGTCATGGTTTGTTGCCCCTTCGGTTTGTTGCGTCGCGCACGATCGCGCGGCGGGGTCAGTGTCAGCGAACCGGCCGACCTTGTCAAGAATTCTTTTACATTCCCGACAATGCCGAAGGGTTATTATCGTTTGGCGTTGGGTCGTTTGGGTCGTTTGGGTCATGGGGCCGCCGGAGCTGGTGAACAGCTCGCCGGCAGCAGCTCGCGCAGCGCGGCCGCCAGCGCGGCCAGCTCGCGCGCTCGTTTGGGTCAGATTGTCGGGTCGTTTGGGTCATGGTTCGGTCATGGTTTGGCGCCCCCATGACCCAAACGTAAACCCGCGCCAGAGCTGGGGAAAGTCGAGGGTTTGGGTCGTTTCGGTCATGTTTTTAGCTAGAGCAAAATCAAAACCTAAAAGTACTGTATAGAAGAACAGTAGGGTAAACGAGCATGTCAGTCGCCAGCGATTGAAACTTGATGACCTAATGACCTAATTGACCCAATGGGCCGCGCCGACGATCGGCGCCAGAGCTGGCGGTTTGGGGCTCGAAACCGGGCCCCGGCCCCCAGCTCTGCAAAAATCCAGAGCTGGCGGTTTGGGTCGTTTGGGTCATGGCCGGCAGCTCGACCCAATTGACCCAATGGCCGACGAGCTGGCGGCCGGCAGCAGCTCGGCCCCGGCCCCGGCCCCGGCCCCGGCCCCGGCCGCGAGCTGGCCGGCCGTCCGGGCATGGCGCCAGCAGCTCGGCGCGCGGCCGAAAGGGAATGGAAAGGGCCCCGGCCAGCAGCTCGGCGGCCAGCTCGCGGCCGTCGGCGATCGGCCGGCAGCTCGGCGAAGTGAGCACTAACTGGGGCGGTTAGTGAGCGCTCACTGGGGGTGCTGCGGTGCAGCATGGCCCCCCGGGGAGGGCCGGCGGCCGGCCGGTCACGAGCCGGTGGTATCGCAAAAATTTTTTTATTTTTTGCCAGAAAACCAAAAATCCCTTACGCTCGGGGGTGAGACGCCAAGAATCTGGGCGCGCGCGGTAAGTCCCTGCAACGTCTCCCCTTTTCCCAGTGGGTCATCTGGGCCATTTCGGCCACCACTTTCAAGTCGCACCGACGTAAACTTAACGCATGACATTCAAGAGTCTTCCTCTAACCGTCCGAGAAGTGCGCGCCACCGAGGCGACGCTGGAGCGCATCTATCAGGCTGCGTTCTTGGGGTTGAAGAACGACGCACTGGCGCTGGCAGCAGGATTACTGCCTGTCGAGTACCGCCGACTGAAAGAGCTTGACCAAATGGCCGAAATGGCCGAACTCAAGGGGAGGGCAGACAGTGAGCGCGAAAATAGCCAGCATCTGCTCAACGCTGCCCGGGCAGGCGACGCCAAGGCCGCGCTTGCCATCCTTCAGCACACCCACGGCTGGGTCGCCAAGCAAGCCATCTCCGTTGAGGTCGACCAGCGCATCAGCGTCATCGACGCCCTGCGCGCTGCTGAGGCCCGCACCATCGACGGCCAAGTGACCGAGATCGTCGGGGCGCAAGTAATCGAACAGCAGGTGCCGACGCAGCTTGCCCGCGTAGTGAAGAACACGAATGCAGAAGCCCATCTACAGTCCTGACGACGAGCAGCTCCTGATGACCCGGCTGTGGAGCCCGGCCATCAAGGACGACCCCGAGGCGTTCGTGCTGTTCGCCTTCCCGTGGGGGCAGGAGAACACGCCGCTGGCAAAGTACAAAGGGCCGCGCATGTGGCAGCGCCTTGTGCTGCGCGACATCAAGGCGCACCTTCAGAAAAACCGAGGCCAAGTCGACATGGACACCCTGCGCGCGGCGGTGGCGTCCGGGCGCGGCATTGGCAAGTCGGCCCTCGTGAGCTGGCTCATCCTGTGGATGCTGACGACCCGCATCGGCAGCAGCGTCATCGTGAGCGCCAACAGCGAGGCGCAGCTCCGCTCCGTGACGTGGGGTGAACTGACCAAGTGGTCGACGATGATCATCAACAACCACTGGTGGGAGATCAGCGCCACCAAGCTCCAGCCGGCCAAGTGGCTGACCGACATCGTCGAGCGCGACCTCAAGAAGGGCACACGCTACTGGGCGGCCGAGGGGAAGCTCTGGTCGGAAGAGAACCCCGACAGTTACGCCGGCGTGCACAACCACGACGGCATGATGCTGATCTTTGACGAGGCGAGCGGTATCCCCGACCCGATCTGGGCTGTGGGCGCGGGCTTCTTCACGGAGAACATCCTCGACCGCTACTGGTTCGCGTTCAGCAACCCACGGCGCAACACGGGGTACTTCTTTGAGTGCTTCAACGCCAAGCGCGACTTCTGGCAAACGCGGCAGGTCGACGCCCGCACGGTCGAGGACACCGACAAGCAGGTCTACCAGCAGATCATCGAGGAGTACGGCGAGGACTCGTCACAGGCTAGAGTTGAGGTGTACGGCGAGTTCCCGTCCAGCGGCGACGACCAGTTCATCACGCCGGCCTATGTGGCCGACGCTGCGGCAAGGCCGCGCTACAAGGACGAGACAGCCCCGATCGTGATCGGTGTCGACCCGGCCCGGGGCGGCGCCGACTCGACCGTGATCGCCGTGCGGCAGGGCCGCGATCTGGTGGCGATACACCGCTACCACGGCGAGGACACGATGACCATCGTGGGCCGGGTGATCGACGCAATCGAGGAGTACAAGCCCACGCTGGTGGTGCTGGACGAAGGCGGCCTTGGCTACGGTATTCTCGACCGGCTGCACGAGCAGCGGTACAAGGTCGTGCGGGGCGTCAACTTCGGTTGGAAGGCCAAAAACCCGATTATGTACGGCAACAAACGGGCCGAATTATGGGGGTCGATGAAGGAGTGGTTGAAAACCGCTTCCATTCCGAACGATAGGGGGTTAAAGTCCGATCTGACAGGGCCTACCATAAAACCGAACTCCTCGGGTACAATTTTCCTAGAAGGCAAGAAGGAAATGAAAGCCCGTGGGCTGGCGTCTCCTGATGCAGCAGATGCGCTGGCAGTGACGTTCGCGTTCCCGGTGGCCCATCGGCAATATGTGGAAAAGCCGTCGACTCGCAGTTACGCCAGTAACGGAGTGGCGACATCTTGGATGGGGGCTTGATGGCAAAGAAAGGCGTTTCGCTATCTGTTGGACGCGGGGAGAAATTGCCCGTGTCTAAAGGCGCTGGCCTCACCGCAAAAGGGCGGGCCAAGTACAACGCTGCCACAGGCTCTAATCTCAAAGCTCCTGCACCCAGCCCCAAGACCGAAGCAGACAAAGGCCGCAAGGCCAGCTTCTGCGCGCGCATGGAAGGGGTTGTCAAGAACGCCAAAGGGCCGGCCGAGCGGGCCAAAGCATCCCTCAAACGCTGGAAGTGCTGATCATGGCAACCAAACCCGGGCTCTACGCCAACATCCACGCCAAACAAGAGCGCATCAAGGCCGGCAGCGGCGAGAAGATGCGGAAGCCCGGCAGCAAGGGCGCGCCCACCGACAAGGCGTTCCGTGAGTCGGCTAAGACCGCCAAACGGCCGGCGCAGAAAACGATGAAAGGGAAGTGATGCCACTCGTCAAGTCCACCTCCAAGGCCGCCTTCCGCAAGAACATCGCGGCTGAAGTCAAGGCCGGCAAGCCGGTCAAGCAGGCCGTCGCCATCGCCTACGACGTCAAGCGCCGCGCCGCCCCGGCCAAGAGCCGCCCAGCGAAGAACAAGTAATGGCAACGATCAACCAAGACCCCACAGGTATCGAAGGCGCAGGCAAGGTGTCTGCGCGCGGCGGGCCTGACCAGAAGGATCACCGCGACACGCTCCAGCTCATGCGCGACCGGCTGCGGCAAGCCATCGGCGCGTACTCGGAAAGCCGCGAGCATGAGCTGGACGACCTGCGCTTCATGGCCGGCTCGCCCGACAACCAGTGGCAGTGGCCGCAGGACGTGCTGGCGACTCGGGGCTCGGTGCAAGGCCAGACCGTCAACGCGCGGCCATGCCTGACCATCAACAAGCTGCCGCAGCACGTCCGTCAGGTGACGAACGAGCAGCGCCAGAACCGCCCCAGCGGCAAGGTGATCCCGGTCAACGATCAGGCCGACGTCGAGGTGGCCGAGGTGCTGGACGGCATCGTGCGGCACATCGAGTACATGTCGGACGCCGACGTGGCCTACGACACGGCCTGCGAGAACCAAGTCACCTACGGCGAGGGCTACATTCGCTTGCTGACCGAGTACTGCTACGAGGACAGCTTCGATCAGGACATCAAGATCGCCCGCGTGCGGAACAGTTTCAGCGTCTACATGGATCCGCTAATCCAAGACCCCTGCGGGGCAGACGCCGAGTGGTGCTTCATCACTGAAGACCTGCTCAAGGAAGACTACCAGCGCATGTACCCCAACGCTGCGCCGCTGTCGTCCATCATGGCGCAGGGCATCGGCGACCAAGACATCAGCCAGTGGATCACCGAAGACACGATCCGCATCGCCGAGTACTTCTACATCAGCCACAAAGAAGACACGCTGTACCTGTACCCGGGCAATCAGTCCGTGTTCAAAGGCTCGCCGCAGGACAAAACGCTGCGTGCAATGGGGCTCACACCCATCCGCGAGCGCCGCGTCGACCGCAAGCGCGTCATGTGGATGAAGACCAACGGATTTGAGGTGCTGGAAGAGCGCGAGTGGGCCGGCAGTTGGATTCCCGTCGTGCGCGTGGTGGGCAACGAGTTCCAAGTCGACGGCCGCATCTTCATCTCCGGCATCGTCCGCAACGCCAAAGACGCCCAGCGGATGTACAACTACTGGACGAGCCAAGAGGCCGAGATGCTGGCGCTGGCTCCGAAGGCCCCCTTTATTGGCTACGGCGGCCAGTTTGAGGGCTACGAGTACCAGTGGAAGACGGCCAACACCCAGAACTGGCCCTATCTAGAGGTCAATCCTGACGTCACAGACGGCTCAGGAAGCGTTTTGCCGTTGCCGCAGCGTGCCGCCCCTCCGCTGCCCCAAACCGGCCTCATACAGGCCAAAATGGGCGCCTCTGAGGACATCAAGACAACCACGGGTCAATACGATGCGTCTCTCGGCCAAGTGTCCAACGAGCGCTCGGGCAAAGCCATCTTGGCTCGCGAGCGCCAAGCAGACGTAGGAACCTATCACTATGTGGATAATCTGGCCCGCGCTGTTCGCTATGTTACTCGCCAGTTGGTGGATTTGATCCCGAAGATTTACGACACCCAGCGCATCGCCCGAATCATCGGGATCGACGGCGAAACCAACATGGTCAAGATCGACCCGACTCAGCCCGAGCCGGTCAAGAAGATCGTCGATCAGGCCGGCATCGTCATCGACAAGATTTACAACCCGTCCGTGGGCCGTTACGACGTCGTCGTGACCACCGGCCCGAGCTACATGACCAAGCGTCAGGAAGCGATGGACGCGATGAGCCAGATTCTGCAAGGCAACCCCACGCTATGGGCTGTGGCCGGCGATCTGTTCGTCAAGAACATGGATTGGCCGGGCGCTCAGGAGATGTCTGCGCGGTTGCGGAAGACGATCGACCCCAAACTGCTCGCCGACACCGACAACGACCCCGCCTTGCAGGCCGCTCAGAAGCAGATCGAGGCGATGGGCCAAGAGATGCAGCAGATGTACAACATGCTGATGAACGTCAATCAGTCTGTTGAGGCTCGGGACATCCAGATTCGCGAGTTTGAGTCCAAGATCAAGGCATTCGACGCTGAAACCAAGCGCATCTCGGCCACGATGGCCGGCATGACAATGGAGCAGATTCAAGACATCGTCATGGGTACCATTGCCGCAGCTCAGGACATGGGTGATTTGCTCCCGCCGCAGCAGATGATGGGCCCAATCATGGAAAACCCACAGTATGAAGGCATGGAATCTTCCGAAGTAGAGCGTCAGGAAGAGGCCCAGCAGGCCACCCCAATGCCAGACGTCGTGCCGCAAGGAGGCCAAGCATGAAATGCGCTGATTTTGTCGGCATGTTGTTCCTAGCGCGCGATGTAGCGCACTCGGTGCACCTCAATACCCGGAGTTTCTCCAAACACATGGCTTTAGGCACGTTCTACGACGAAATCGTTGATCTGGCCGATAAGTTTGCTGAGGCGTACCAAGGAAAACACGGCCTGATCGGCCCGATTTCCTTGATGAACGCCCGCAAAACGTCGAACATCACGGAGTTTCTCCAAGATCAAGTCGACGAGATCGAAAAGGTGCGGTACGAGGTGTGTGACAAGACTGAAACCGCGTTGCAAAATATCATCGACGAGATTGTCGGGCTGTACCTCAGCACGCTCTACAAACTCCGGTTCTTGGCATAAGGAGCCATCATGGCACTCTACAAACAAGGCAGCGCGGACGCGCAAATCAAGGTAGGAGCTGGCAAGCTGTTCGGCGTTTTCGTCTCCAGCACCTCCAGCGGCACGTTTGCGTTGTACGACACAGCCACCAGCAGCACCAGCGATCCCAAGATCGTCGCTACGGTGACCCCGTCGGCCGGCACGCAGTACGTCAGCTTCCCGGCCGGCTTGTGGTTCAGCAACGGCCTGTACATTGATGTGGCGAACACCATTGAGTACACGGTCGCCTACGAATAAGCGATGCCGAACTCCAAAATCTCAGCTCTGACTGCCGCGACGACACCGCTCGCGGGGACTGAGGTTTTGCCCGTTGTTCAAAGCGGGGTAACCAAACAAGTCAGCGTTGCGGATTTGACCGCAGGCCGCGCGGTCAGCGCGTCCAGCTTGACCCTGACAGGCTCACCGTTGGCCGTTGGTAGCGGCGGCACGGGGTTGACTACTCTTACCGCCAACCGAATTCCATACGGCAACGGCACGTCGGCGTTCCAGAGCAGCGCCAACTTGACGTTTGATGGAACCAATCTGAAGGTCGGCTCGAAAACCACGCCGACCGTGGTCAAGCGGTGCTGATTGGCGGCTGTCTGATTTTTGCCGGCGATACATTTATTGGCTCACCTTACACGCAAAATCTTCAGATTGAAATTACTTGGGGTAATTGGGGTTCCAACCCAACAATTGCTTTGGTTGAGGTAGCTATCGCAGCACGCGAGTTTGGCGGCACGTCTGGCGGTGCTTTTGGGTGGTTGTACGCAACCAATGGTGGCGGCGCGACTTTCAACGCTTTCACCACCACTGGCGTTACTACAACGCAGGGTACGATAACCGCAGCCAGCGGTGGCAACTACATTTTGCGAATCACATTCGACCCCACAAGTCAAACCGACGTCATCGGGTACACCATCAGAATTCCGACAATGTCTGGGGGCACCGGGTCGTCTGTCAGCAGCATCGTCGCATCGCTGGTCTAAGGATCGCAGGACAAGGAACACAACATGAACATGTCATATCTGGCCGGTGCCGGCGCTCAGTTTTTCGACAACAGCGGCGTCCCTTTGACGGGCGGTTTGCTGTACACCTATCAAGCAGGCACGACCACGCCGGCGCCAACCTACACGACCAGCTCGGGCAGCGTGGCAAACACCAACCCTATCGTTCTAAACGCCGCCGGGCGCCCAACCAATGAGGTGTGGCTTGACCCCAGCCTCGCGTACAAGTTCGTTCTGAAAACGTCAGACGGTGTTCAAATTTGGTCGTTTGACAACATCCCCGGGGTGACCGATTCATCCGCTTTCAGCGGCCCCACCGGCGCCAGCTTGATCGGATTCAGCCAAGCTGGCACTGGAGCGGTCGCCCGCACTGTACAGGCCAAGCTGCGTGAGACGGTCAGCATTGTTGACTATGGCGCAGACCCCTCTGGCGTGGCAGACAGCAGCACAGCCATCATCAACGCTTTGCAGTCGGGCGCTCAATCTGTCTATGTGCCGCCGGGCACGTATTCAATGGCGGCGAACATCTCGGCGACGATCTCGACCAACGTCGTTTTTTACGGCCAAGGCTACATCATCTACACGGGCGCAGCCAACAACACCAACAACCTCATCGCCATCGAAACTGGCAACAACACGTTGACCATTGACGGCCTTTCGTTTGATGGCGACAACAAGATTGCCGCAGGTGTCCGTGTGTATAACACTGCCACACCATCATCCAACACGCTGCCCAACTGCACGATTTCCAACAACCTGTTCATCCGGTTCCGCATGACCGTTACCGGCATTTGGAATCAAGCAGTCTATGTGGCCGGCTCGTTTCAGTTGGTCACAATCGCCAACAACCGAGTTCGGTTAATCACCCGCGCGGCCGGCACCGGAACGCCGAGCAGCAGCGGAACCGACGGCATCACGGTGACGCAGTACAGCAGTAGCCAGTACATCCGAGAGTGTCTGCATTACGGTAACCAGTACGCGGCGATTTCGGGGGATGACCTAATCACGTCCCCAAACTGCGTTGATTATGATGCGTTCAAGTTTTTCTCCCCGAGCCCCGCAACGGCGTCCGGCCAGTATGCAGAGTCCACACTGACTTCATACGGCAACACGTTCCGCAACTGCCGTGGGCGAGCGCTGAAAATTCAAGCAACCGGCACAGTGTCGGATGAAACCATCATTCGTGATGACTCAAATGGCGCGACCATTTTTGGTGGAAGCTCGGAAATTAATTTCCAATATGGTGTTGGAATTGTGTCCAACTGCCAATTTATATATCGTGACTATGGATCGCCGTCTTCGTCGCCTATTCAAACCGGCTTAACCTTGAT